TCTTAGAAGTGCTAATGGCACGCCTGGAGCTAATGTTACCATTAGGTGCTATGCTTGGGCTGAGAATGTGGAGATTTCGGCCCCTACTATGCAATTGCAGGGTAAGCGTTCTAAAGGCATTATACGCAAGAAGAAACTTAATCCTGGCGGTCAAATGTTTGATAAAATTTCCACCTTTGGTCGCGCCAAAGATGAGTATGGCTCTGGTCCTGTGTCTGGAGTTGCTAGTGCAGTTGCTGAAGCTTCACATGCTTTAAGTGATATTCCAGTTATTGGTCCCTTCGCAAGGGCAACTGAGATTGGGGCTGGAACATTCTCACGAATTGCCGCTTGGTTTGGTTATACTAATATCCCAGTCATTAGCAATTCCATGCCTATGAAGAATGTGCCCTTTGCTGGATACGCTTCATCTGAGATTAGTGCGCCAACGCCAAAATTGACGTTAGATCCCAAGAATGAGTTGACTTTGGATTCTAGAACTGTGGGTTTGGATGGTACCGACGAATTGGCGTTAGAGGGTCTCTTAACTAGAGAATCCTTCCTGACAACTTTTGCTTGGGACACCATTTTGAATCCTAATACTAGAATTTGGACCTCGTTGGTGGCTCCGCATTTTATGTTTAGATACAATAACTCTAGAATGTGGCGTACTCCGATGGCGCATATCGCAGATATGTATCAATACTGGACTGGTTCTATGATTTTCCGCTTTGTCATCGTTGCTACTCAATATCATAGGGGTAGAATTAAGGTTTCATATGATCCTTCACCTGATCTAGTACCTACAACATCTTTGGGGGAAACTACTAACGTAACCCATATTCATGATATTGGTGATTCTACTGATTTCGAGATTACTATTCCTTATATGCAAAGTAGAGCCTATATATCAAACCCTTTACCGCCGCTCACTGCAGGTGCTGTAGATACGGGTTTTGGCTCGAATGCGTCTTTAATTACCAACTCTCCACATAGAAATGGTTTTCTAACCGTTGAAGTTAGTAACGAATTGACATCTCCCACAGTTAGTGCCCCAGTTGAAATTGTAGTTTTCGTACGGGCTGGACCCGATATGAAAATGATGGGACCAAGAGTTCCCACTTCCCGTGTTTCATGGGAGGCTCAAGGTGATATTAGTCCCGTGTGCCCTGAAGGTGCATGTGATAAGTTTGAATTCATGTCTGTTGATCATGAAGAACCCTGTATCAATCTAGTGTATGGAGGTGAATCTGCTGTTTCTTTGAGACAATTACTTCACCGACACTGTTTTGAGAGGGGTTTCTACTCAGGAACTGTTGGTAGTGTTTACAGTAGTGTTCAGCATATGTATCCACTCTCATTTAATGCTGTCTCAGGACCTAACAATATCCATTTTGATGGTGTAGCCTATAAGAATTGGGTGAGCAATTCTTTCGTTAGTTGGATTTCACCAATGTTTGCGGGTAGGAGAGGATCCATGTATTGGGGTGTGAATGTATTGAATACTGGCTCAACTAGTGATATCTTGTGTCAGGTATCGCGTACTTTGAGTTTTATCCCTAGTAAAAATACATATGATGCTGAAATTGCTGGACCTACAGTTGATTCTACACCTAATTATGCTTATTCATTATTTAAAACCCAGATACCCGTTATGGGTAACGGTGGAGCTATTACCAATACGAAAACACAAGCTGGTTTTACATGGCTTTTTCCATATATATCCAATAGGAGGTTTAGTTCCACTAAGGTGTTTTTTCAGGATAATGCTAATATTAATAAGGAG